AAGTAGGTGTTTGTTCCCATTTCAAAACAAATTTAGAATTGTCTAATGACTTTCTAACTGTATCCGCACTCGTTTGACCTACTTGCGTAAAATCTACTTTTAGCAAGTCATTAATATCTATTATTGCGTATGTATCTGTCATATTCATAAATTAAGGTACATCAGTAACTCGGTCACCAACTTCCATATTAATTGAGCCTAAATCGTAGCTACCTATATTGTCATTTAACAACCATTGCGAACCGCTCCATGAATCACCATCTCCCATTCTCCACCAATGCGTTGGAGGTGCTGCCAAAGTTGATAAATCAAATGGAACACCACTATTATAAATAGCAGCTGCGTTTGAACGTTGGTCTGTTCCCCAAATAGCAACCTCATCAACGTTACCTAAATATGGAGCTAAATAACCGTTTGAATCTTCACCTACCCAGATTTCACCGCTTGACGTAGGAAAAGTAGTTCCTAATGCATTTGCTACATTATAAACATCTACTCCATTAACAAACGGTCTTATTTTATTAGCTTGTGTCGCTTGTGCTAAATCAAAACAAATTAATACATGATTCCAAACACCAGCAGTTATAACACCTGTATTGCTTCGACAAAAAGAAGATGTTGCACTTACTGAAATATCTAATTGACCCGTTGTTCTTAAAAATATCAATACTTGTGAATTGCTTGATGTAGTATTTCTTGGTATCATAAAAAACACCCTACTTGTAAGCAAATCAGTAGGTTTAACCCACATTGACAAAGTGAATTTATTTGTGCCGTCTAATTCGCTAAATGTAGTTGAACCTTTTGCGTATTCATCAACCCCATCAAATAACAATGAATATTGATTATAAGCTACGGGAACAACCGTATTTGAATCCGCACTTGCGCTTCCAGCAATGTTTGTAGCTGTTACGGTGCATTTTATGTTTTGACCTACATCGGCTGTTACAAGTGTATATGTCGAATTTGTCGCACTACCTATTGTACTCGCACCCCTATACCATTGATAAGTGTATGTAATCGGGGCTGTTCCAGTCCACGTTCCAGTTGAACAACTAAGTGTTTGTCCTTCTTGCGCTGTTCCTGTTATTGCTGGTGATACTGTATTAACGGGTACAGTTGAAATAACACCTATAATATCCGTTAAACCTGCCCAACTATCAGCGTAAATATCACCCCAACCAATAGCATTATCAGCACCTTGCCCCCAACCTATATTATTATTTACTGAGCCGTCACCCCAACCGTTACTATTTGCCATTTTAATATGTTTTACTTAGTGTAAAGATGTCCGAATAAATTGAGTTGTTAGCGTTGTTAGTGCTAAACTGAGCCGTAATATCTAAAGTATTATTTATTGTAGTACTAAACGTTGTTGAATTTACTTGATTCCATGCAAATCCTTCTTGAGTTCCCGAAGCAGCTTTTAAAACGTGAAACTGCGACAAAGCAACTATTGAAGCAACTCCAGCAGCACCGATAGCCCTAATTGTAAACGTAGTTGTTAAATACCAAACCTGATTAGTAATTGAAGGCATTGTTAAGGCTCCAGAACTACCCAAAGAAACAGAACCCGTTTTCAATCTTATTGTTATCGTGTTTCCATTTTGTGCGCTCATTAAACCGCCCATATCTAAACGAAAAGAATCCCCAACTTGAAAGGTATTTGCAGGAACCGTTAACGAACCCACCCCGCCATCTATTAACGTTAGTTCACTTGTCGTTGCTGTTATCGTGGTACTGTTTGCTGTTTGAGCAAAAACACGGTAATTAACATTGTTTCCGTTTACTCTTTTGGTAACGTAACCACCTCCTAAAACTTCGGCAATAGGAATTAAATCAGTTTGTGCTAAACTACTTCCCTTTGCTGTTAGTTCCGATATCTTTACTTTTCCCATTGACCTTTTTTAAATAAACGATTAATTTCTCAATATTTTCCTTTTTTGGTTTGTATGTCTTCATAGTATCCAGCCACCATAGTTTATATTATCATTCGGGTAAACGTCTCCTGGCTCATTTGCGTCGTACTCAGGAAACAAAGCCGAATTATTTGTTATGTAATCTAAATAACGAGAAGTGTAACGATCGGCTAAAGTCTTATAATATTCTCGAATGTAGTCAACTTCGTTTTTTTCTACGTTTTCCGCGTTTTCACTTGAATGTTTGTAAATACCTTTGTTAGCTATTGTATAAGCAGCATTCGGCATATATTCGTACATAGCCCAATAAATCAACATCCACTTAACGTGAGCTTCTAACAAAAATTTATAATCTTCGTTGCCCGGGTCATTCACTTCGTTATCTTCGATTAGTTGTTTTAATTTGTCAACTAATTTAGTTCCTAAGTAATTTTCTATTTGAACGTCTTGAGCTATCTTAATAAACTGAATAAATTTGTCCGTGTCTACATTGCCATTTAAAGCCGTGTAACGAACTATATCATCTCGGGTTATAAAAAGTACTTCAGCCATTATTGAAATCGTTTATTCGTTGGTAAAAAGCCATTGTAAGGCATATCCTTTGGACGCATTGCAACTAAATTGTTATTTCTAACTCTATAACCTGCCTTTTCTGCTTTTGTAGTTGAAATTGTACGTGCCTTTGGACTTAGTGGGTCGATTCCCGTTTTTTCGTCAACCGCTACAAATGTTTTTCTTCTCCATGCATGACCGCAAGCGCCTCCGCCTTTATAAAGCCAAATTGAATAAAGGTCGATTCCTTCAGGACCCCAACCCTCGTTTACAACTTGATTTGACATTCTTAAAATATCTTCTTTTCTATAAAGTTTACCGGCTTGAACCATTTTACGACAAAATTCACGGCTATTGTCTTTTATTGCCCCGTCGTAAGTATAACGAGTAATAAATTTAATACCTTCTATTGTATCGTCTTGCGTGCTTTTTGCCCTTGGATTTGCTGTTCCTGTTGACACCAAATTAACCAACTTACTTAATAAACTTTGTTTAGTTGAATTTAATTCGTTTATTTCTTTGTCTGCTTCGTCTTCTTGATTGTAGTCTACTTCGTAATCGTCAATTAAAACCCAATTTTCTTTAGCGTCTTCGCCTAAGTCAATTAACGCTTGAGCTATCACTGAATCTTTGCTTAACATTGTTCCCGTTTCTTCAGCTACTTGTTCCGCATTTTGTGCGTTTTCTACGTCAGTGAATTCTAAAGGTTGTAACGTTCTAAAAGCCAATTTAAGCGATATTCCGTTAAAAGCTAATATTCTATCCAAGTTAGCTATTAAAAGGTCTTGAAACGGCTTAATAACCATGTTATCGAATAATATAGCCGAGTTTTTTAATTCATCAGCATTTGAACTAAATCCGTTACCCGAAGCAATACCAAATAAAAGCGGACTTGTTACGTTATGACCTAACATGATTTTACGTAAACACTCCTCACTCAAATAGGTGTAATGCTCAGGCGCATCGTTCAATGGTATATCTTCAACCGTAGTTGCGTTTTCTTTATTGTCGTTAAAGCTTACAATAACTTTTCGTCCTTTAGAACCCGTTAACTTTCCTAAAACTTGTTGACTTATTTCGTCCTGCATTTCAGGAGTCGGGACTCCATTAGAAAAATTCACGATTTTGGTCCCGGAGAAAGAATTCTGCACCTCATTTATTAAATAATTTGATACCTCTTCCTCTAATAACGCATAGCTTAACGCTCCTTGATAGTCAACATAGCTAAAATATTTCATTCCTAAGCTGTAAGGCTTAATATAAAGTATTTCAATTTCATCGTTTGAGAATCCAAAAGCACTTATTCGTTTAGGTGCGTACTTCTTTGTATCTTCCCAATTGTCGGAATAGTAATAAGCTTCTATTTCTCCGTCTTTATTGCACTTTTCAGGCGCTAATAATTGTACTGGAATATGGTAGGCTTTTAAAATCTTTGTATGTGCTTTGTCGTAGTGAACTTGAATAGCACATTGACCCAACGCCTTTAACTCAAAACATAACTTCCTTAAACAATCTTGATTGAATAAAGACATCATTTGAGCATACTCGTTAGGCTTTCTGTTAGCGTCTAAAGCAAATAACCCACGCCCGTAAATTAAACGGCTTATATTGTTTATAATTGCGTTATTCGTTGTCGAATTCTTATATCTTTCAATTAAGAAATTAAAGTATTCGTTATTTTCTCCATACGTTACCCATTCATTCCGCTTGTTTTCAGAAATCGTTGGGGCTTCGTATTTTGCTAAATTTATTACGTGGAAATTATTCATAAACTATAAACTGATTTGTTGTTGAATTACTAACATACTTCCCGTTGTTGACCGAAAAACTTACAATTGGTTGATCGGTGCAAAAAACTTTACCCCTAAAAATTAAATCTCCGTCGTTAAATAATTCCACATTGTAAAACCTATTTTCTATTAAATTACATTCTACGTTTAAGATTTGGTAATAATCTTTATTTACTACGCTATCAATTGTAATTGTAACAGGGTCGTTTGTACTATCGTCCGTAAATATCAATTCATCAAACGTAGTGGAACGAGGAACGATAACCAAAGGTTGAGGGTCGGTAGTTGTTGTTAGTACGTTCATATTTAATAAACGTTCAATCCGTGTTCTTGTTTCTAAACACAAAAAAACCCCACCAATTAAGGCAGGGTTTAAACCTATGGAGAAACAGAAAGTGTCTAAGAATCTACAATTGTAGCTCCGTTCAAAATTGTCGTAGCTAAGTCGCTTTCAGAACTTGTATTTAAGAAGTTTGCAGGTAAATTTTCCATTCCCGTAAACGTCAAAGAATATCCGTTAAAATCACCCATTGCAGTTCCCGAAGAAACAGTTCCCGCAGTTACGTCACATCCTCTTTGAAGACCTGCCATAAAAAATTGGTTCTCGCGTGTTCTAACAATAATGTGTGGACGTCCGTAAGCTAACAATTTAACCGTTTTGTGCGTTGCAACGTCTTGTTTTTTCAATTGAACTGTTAATACTTGCTCAAAGAAAGTCGTTCCGTTGTCACGGCTTGTTTGTATTGTTTGCTCAAAAGAGTTAGCCCCCTTTAATTCAAATTTATAAATAGTTGAAATATTCGCAATATCAGAAATCGTGTCTTCATATCCTGCAGCTACTGAGTAAGTAACGTCACCGCCTAAAGTTGACGGGTCTGGGTTGAAGTCTCCAAAGTTCACTATGTAAATTGCGTCTAATCCTGAAACCCCTGATTTGCAGGCTTCTAATCTTCCGTGTGCTATGTCGCAGCTCATATCTTATTTTTTTAATGTTAAACAAAAAAGGGTGGCGTTTATTTCACCACCCTCGATTAGTTGTTAGTTTGATTAGTTAGCTGAGTTTGTGATTCCGTAAGTAACTAAGTCAGAAGCAAAACCATACTTAGCATCTGCAGTAAATCGCATAACTACTCGTACGTTTTGAGAACCGTCAAGGTCACCCATATCCAAAACTCTTACTTCGTTCATATCATTCATCAAACCTGTAGCAAAATACAAGTTAGAAGTTTGAGCTAACAAAGCAGTATTTGCAGCAAGTCCGTTAGCTAAGAAAATCTTAACTCCGTCAAAATAAAGGTTGTCCAATACTTGATTTGTTCCTTTGTTATCGTAACCATTTGCACCTACTCCTGAAGCAGCAAAACCACCCAATGCACGAACATACGCTCTGTAAATGTTGTTAGAAACATAAAGAGTTAAATCTTCTTTTCCGTACAATGCAGCAGGCAAAGCGTCAACGATAAGACCTAATTCAGCAATAACGTTTGAAGCAGTAACACCACCACCTACAGCAGGGATTTCTTGAGCAGCAGGTAAAGCAGCATCAGTTGTTAATTGTGTCATAATTCCTGCAAATTGTCCAGCAGTTGCGTTAACACCTCTCCATATTGAAGTTTCCATTCCAGCAGCAACTTTTTCAGCAGCGTGTGCAATTAAGAAATCAGCAAAAGACTTAGGCAATACGTCAAATGCACTATAACCCATTTGAACCGCATCCCAATCCGCTCTAAAGTCAGTTTTACAAAGTTGTAAGTTAACTTGGAATGTTTCAGGTTGCAAAATTCTTTCAGTCAAAGTAACTGTTGACGTTGGGTCAAAGTCACAAGTTCCGTTTTTAATAATATCGTCAGTAGCTACTCGTTTAATAACTTGCTTATACTTAACGTTAGGCATGATCGTGATTCCGCCTTTTTCTAAAGTTGGAGCAGACAATAAAGCTGCAGCGATGTACTTACCTGCGAACTCGCCAGCGTAAGTAGTTGAAATTGATTGTGTTGTACTCATTTTATAAATTTTTTAAATATTAAACTACGGTTAAAGTAATTGCACCCGATGCAGTTC